CATAGTTCTATCCTAAACTGATGTCGTTGTGATGCTCGTCAAGGAGTGTTTCAGCAAGGTCGTTCGCGTATGGTTCAGGGTCACGGAACTCGGCTATTGCACGGAGCATTGCTGATAGGTGGTAGCGAATGGTATCCATGTCAGATGACCAGACCAGATTGGCATCTAGCAGGTCGGCGGCTTCAATTAATTCGCTCATTAGTTTTCTCTTTCCAAGTAAACACGCGGAAATGGTGTTCGATTCACTTTTTCGTACCATCTATTGGCGGCTCGTAATGCGCCCCATCGTGTGAAGTAAAAAGTTTCTCTTTCAAGCTCATCTGCTCCTACATACCATCCAATACCATCGGCTTTTCTAAGATAAATGGTTGGTTTAATTCTTTCCCAAATGCTCATTACTTCTCTGCCTTGATAAGAGCGATGTTTTTGTGTGCGTGGCACTTGCTTGGCAGTTCGTACTTGTCAAAGAACGCGCAGTCGCATTGGGCTCCTAGCAGCTGGATAACACGCTCACGCTCGTACTTAACACCATCCTCAAAACACTGCCACTCACGCTCATTCATGTAACGACGAGTCTTACCATCACTCATTAGTTTGCCCCCGTCGAACCAAAACCAGCAGCTCCACGAACAGACTCAGACAAAGTATCAACCTGCTCAAACTCAACAGTCAAAACCTGCTGAAAAACCAACTGAGCAACACGGTCACCCTTATCCACGTCGAACCAGTCCGTAGAAGTGTTGTGCAGAATCACACCAATCTCACCACGATAGTTAGAGTCAATAGTTCCAGGGGCGTTCAATACGGTGATGCCACGATTCAAAGCCAAACCAGATCTAGGGTGAACAAAAGCCACCACACCATCCGGCAAACCCAAACGCACACCAGTACGAACCAAAGCACGCTCACCAGGGCCAATCAGCACAGTCTCCGCAGCTCGCAAATCCATCCCAGCATCACCAAGCAACGCATACGCAGGAACCTGAGAGTTCTCTGCAACAATTTCAATCTTCATTTTTATCCCTTTTCAACCAAATTAAGTTCTTGCTTAACAAACTGCCAAAACCCCTCAGAGTAATCGGCGGCACTTTTCCACTGCTGATAATGCAAAGGACACCTATCATGCGACCAAGCATCACTATTACATTCAACCTCAATACACTGCATTATGCAATCTCCAACTTGTCTTTAACAAACGACCAAAAATCTTCAGCCTCAGCAGCTTCCAACTTTGTTTGCTGATAATGCGGTAAGCAACGCTCCAACGCAAACTGGTAACGTAGGCAATCCTTCTCAACACATTTAGGGCGACGCATCTTCTTAGCCTTAGCCATGTTGAAATGTTTTTGACACAGTTCCTTGTTGAACACAGGTTGAGTGCAAGTTTCGTTAGAGCAGTCAGGTTTACGAGTTTGTACTTTTGGGAATAATTCCATATAGTGCTCTTTGCAGTGACCTTCACGGTATACAGCTGCAGGACATTCGCCGTGCATACAAATAACCTTGTGGGTTTTCTTAGAAGCCCGATAAAACCTCATGTAATGCTTCTCGCAAAGGTGGTTAGTGCGTACTTTGCTTTCACATCCAACCATCTGACAGGTTCCAGTGCGTTTGGTGTTGTAACGTTTGTGTTGCCCAGTTTCGTGACGCAACATGGTCGCATAGTGAGCCATGCACAGGCCGTGACCTACAGCGCGACTGTTGCAGTGATCAACTTCACACATTGACATCACCAAATACTCGTTTAGCAACCACCATGACTGCTTTTGATAGCAGACCAGGTGAAAAGTCGGAAGTGGCATCTTCAGCGGTATCCCAGATGATGTTAGCTATGCGGTAACGTTCTGATGCGATACCAGATTCGACACCGCTTTTGTAAGCAGATTCTAGGGCTTTAGTAAAAACTTCGTCTGATAGTTCCATTATTTATTTTCCTCCTTTAATAAGAGCAATAGTCCAAGCAATACCGCCCCAGAGGTGCGATGGTGAGTTTGTTTGTTCCAGCAACTTGATAATGCGCTCGCGCTCTTGCTGTTCTGCACTTGCTGTAATCAAACCAACAAAAGCGTCATACGACTTCTGCCCACCAAGCAACTCAAACGCATTATGTACATCCGAAGAAAACTGTTCAAACTTATTCATGCTGACACCTTCTTAGCACGAGGCTTAGGAGCCTTAGCCGGAGTCTGAATGTGACTGAACTTCTCAACCAGCTGAAACAAAACTTGGTCGCCATTCATCATGTCAGTGTTCATAGACTTCAAAATGTTTAGCATCTCAATCTGAGCCTGCAAGTGACCGCGCTTATACGCCGCATCGCTAACCTCAACAACAGTTGCTTTAAGTGAATCGTAAATTGGGTTAGACATTATGCGCGACCCCAAACAATAGCGCGACGGCCAGTAGCAGACTTTGAAAAGTCAAGCGCACGGACACGGCCCTGAACTTCCAACTCGTGACGGCGAGAACGAATACCCGACGGTGAAGCGGTAGGAACCTGACCCATGCGAGCAAGAGACTGGTAGCGGTTAACCAGTTCTTCGTCAGTGGCAGGGAACTTCAGCAAGTCTAGAATTGCTTGCTTGGTGGCAGATAGGTTTAGGGCACTAGCTGCAGCCTCGTGTGAGGTTTGTGGATCTGTGATGCGTGCGTGTGGCATTTTGTTTCCTTCCCGAAACTCAGCGTTGTTGCTGATACATCGAGTATGTCACAAAAGCGAAAGTTTATGCAACTCTCAATTCAGTCTTTACCAAACTGTAATAATCCTCAATTTTGATAACCGCACCAGGATAAGGCTGATTGCCGTTACCAGTCCACAACTTACGACCAACAACCTCAACAACCAAAGAATCATCCTTTAACACTCCAGCGATAACCAGCGGATCTAGGACTCCACGCAAAAGTTTGTCAACATCCGGTTTACCAGCAGGAACAAACGCCCACTTAGATTGCTTAGGTCGAGGCAAAAAAAATGTCACCTCGACTCGCACAGGCGAATCAAAAGTGACCAAAGTAGCCAGTCTCAAAAACTCAGTCTTACAAGCAAGGATGATTGCAGAACGCCAAGCAGGTAACTTCTTAGACGCTTCAACCATGCGACCTCGGTAAAGGGTCTTAGAACCCTGCGTAGCGGGAATGCCCTCCACCGAAATCAGGAACATTAGAACGGGGCAGACTCGTCAGCTGCAGGAGCACCAGAAATGGTTGCAGTTACAGTCGCATTGTTAACGTGCAACGCCGCAGTAGTAACTTCCTCACCAGACTTGTTCGTGTACTTCTCAACCTTGGTCGAAATGACACCACCAGTAATGTTAACAACGTCACCAGCTGCAACTGGAGTTGAAGACCAAACAGTCCAACGCTTGTAACCAGTAGATCCATCGTTCTTAGTGAAGGTGCCAAGAACACCCATTCCACCATTGAACTTACGCTCAACAGTCACACCAGAAATGTTTGTTGTTTCAGAATACTTAGACATGATTTCCTTTTTCTCTTTCCTAAATCCTAGACTTCCTCTAGGACATCTACCAAATGCAACGGGTTGCAACAATCTTGATGTTTACAAACACGCTTACCAGGTAAAAACAGTTGCCCATGCAACATAGGCTCATCTTCGACCGTGAAGTCACCTTGCCAAGGAATGCACCGCTCATCACCATACTTGATAGTTTTAGCAGGTCGAGCGCGACAGTCAGCGCATAACGAATCTTGACGTTTGCGCTTCGGGTTATCCCATGCCACACCACAACGGGCACACAGGTTGCGTTCTTCCACACCCTCAGCCTAGCGAAACTTTAAAGGTTTTGCTTAACCTTGTACGGTTTATTTGGAATTAGCCCAGCATTGATAGCTGCTTCGTGACAGCAAGGGTCACAGTAAAGCAACCCTTTGCCATGCTCACACACAGGCATCTCATCACCCTTAGGATCTGGAGAAGCAGTCAAAGCCCGCTCACGACGCTTCTCAGCCTCAGCATCAGAAATCAACTTAGCAACCTTAGCCAGAATGTGCTTTGGTTCTGTCCAGCGAATAGCGTCATCCTGCAACGCCATCAAAGCGGCCTGACGAGCCTGCTCGAACGACAGATGGCCTATGACCAAATGCCAAGCCCCATAGGTTTGCTCTGATACGTTGCGACCATCAGCTGCAGCGATGAAGTCTAGAACTTGTTTAGTTTCGATAGGTTGCATGATTAAGCCCAATCTGGGTTAGCGGTTAGTTCGGGTTGTTGGTTAAAACTTGCAAGGAACTTCTCGGACGCTTCTTGGCGTTGAATCTCTTTCAAGTTTGTTTTGCCACGAGGAGCATACGGTTCATCATCCCAACGACCTTCATTCAACCAGGTTGACGGGTGAGGGATGAACTGGGCTTCAGGCAAGTTAGGGTCATTGGCTAAGTTTTGAACGGCAACATTGATGATGCCCCATTTTGTTGTCTTTACTGCCTTTGCATACGCTTTTCTAGCTGCGCCCTTTCCCGTTTTACGAGGATACCAACTCCAAAAATCTTTGAAGCATATATCTTCGAAATCGTCAAAAGTATTTACTTCGTTAGAAGTAAATGTCTCTGTCTCTGTCTCTGTCTCTGTCTTAGCTAGACTTTCGCTAGGATTTTGCTCTACCAAATCTCTAGCAGGTGCTACATTTTCGCTAGACACATTAGCAGCTTTAGCCTTGCCACCCTTGCTACCATTGGCCTGCTTCTGCTCAACCACTGCTTTTGTAGTCTGATGTTCTGCAAAATCATGAATAGCAATACCACCATCAACAAAGCGCAATGAAGGCTTCTCATCGTCATTAGTAGTAAGTTCCTCCAGTACTTCATCAGTAAAAAGAATTCTTGCCATCTTGGTAGGAATGAAACCATCCGAGAGCATACGGCGAGACCAAAGAAGCGCCTCAATGTACTGCCTAAAGGCTTTGTCGGATAGTGGCCTTATCTTCGCGCTGTCTGCAAAGTCAAGTGTGATTCGTGCGTATAGCCGTGCTTCTGCCATTTGTTGCTCATTTCCCAGCAACTCCTGTATCATAGGAAGTGCTGATAGTCGGTTTATCAGTTTCGAGGTAGGTCACATTACTCTTTCTGTGGCCTACCTCCTTTTAGTTTATCAGACGTGTAACAGCCTGAGGCAACGTCACTGAGTGCATAGAACCCTCAGATTGTTGAGAACTTTTCAAATCCGCTGTGTAAACATCAGACACTGTAGGTGTTGGCAAATTCACTTGCTCAACCTTGTCGCTCAAATCTACTCCCTCCAACAGAATTCGCAAAGCCAACTCTGCCTGCTGAGGAACCACACCATTGCCACAAGCCTTCAGTTCGTCCACACGAGACAAACCAACATCAGTAACCCAACCTTCAGGCAAACCCATCATCCACTCTGTAAGAGCGCTAGAGAGCCTGTGAGACCCATCCTTGCCATCAGGCTTAGTCGGTGCAGGAGCAGGGCGACCAAGAACATCCTCCCAGCGACGAATAGCAGGCTCAAACTTGCCCCATGAGATTTGAGAGACTTCGCCAGAATTAAAGACGGCGCGAGCCACCGTATCCGTAGAAACTTTGCCATCACGACTTTGAGCTGCAGAGCCATCCTTGTAATCACGCACAATGGGAGTAGGCAACAATTCATTAATCACAGACTCACGCAAGTTACGGTACCCACCAGGAGACTTCTCCTTCAAGGCCGCGATTTGCTCAGGAGTTTTGATTTCACGATGCTCCATAGTATTCGGAGTAGGCAACATTTCCATACGCAAAGCAACGCCCAATGAAATACCAGGCATACCCTTGTACTCGCCATCCTCCATCTTCTGGCGACGAGCCAAGTAATCCTCAACAGGTTCGTCATAGTTACGAATGTGACCCAAAGCAGGCGTAGGCAACAACTGGTTAGCGATCGAATCAGATACCTTCAAACCATTCTCAGCTGCAAGTTGAGCCATCTGATCACGAACCTGCAACATACGATTACGCTCACGAGCCTTATCCTCAGAAATAGCCCCACCCTGCCCCTCAATCGCAGAAGGAGTCCTAAGCATCGACTCCTCGGGGATAGGCGATAATGAAGACTCTGAACCTGCTGTGAGGCGCTCCAGCGTCGGAAGCGCGAACACTTGTCCATTTCGCGTCATACCCGATGTCTGCCAAGTCGCCAAGAACGGCTCCGAGTGCCCGCAAAGAAGGTTCACTTGGTTCGTCTCCCACACACCACGGACACTGTTCCACGTTGCTGTGGGCTGTTGCTGATAAAAGACCTCTGACATTTTCAATAACTACCAATCTTGGTTTAAGAGTTTCAATCGCTTTATGAAATTCAGACCACAAGCCTGAGCGGGTGCCATCCTTAAGGCCAGCACGCTTACCTGCCAACGACAAATCCTGACACGGAAAACCGCCAGTCAAAATGTCAACAGGTTCAACAGATGCCCAATCAACCTTGGAAACATCGTGATAATTCGGAACGCCTGGAAAGTTCTTCTCCAGAATCGCAGACGGAGCTGCTTCCCATTCCACGTGCCAACTAACCTCGGCACCAAGTACAGATTTAACAGCGAGATCTAACCCACCGTCAATAACCTGAGAACAACGAACCAATACGAAGTTTCTCAGACATAAGGCATCACCTTCTTCCCAAAATAAGATGCTTGACTAACTCTAGTCCTCGAACTCGTGATTAAGCAACACGAAACGACCAAAATCATTATCTAAAATCGACCACGTTTGATAAATCACATCATAAACAGGTACAGATTGTGAATCGTCGCCAGTGCGTAATTTCCAACCAAACTCATGGCCGAGGCGCATCCACTTCGTATCAGATTCCAATAAAAAATTTATTTCACTGCACATAACCAAAATGTTTGAACTTTGATTAAGAAGTTTGCTACCGCCAATACCGCGAGAACGTCTATGGCCTGGAATTAAAGTGTCATCTTCCCGACCACAATGTGGGCAGCGAATGTCGCGCTTCAAGTATTTTTCAAATTCTTTAATCTTCATGATTTTTTAATTTCCATAATCGCCATTCCATCCAAGTTTTTCCAGCTTTAGAACTATTACAAGATAAGCACAAAGTTGTTAAATTGCCGATTGAATGGTCGCCGCCACGAGATATAGGAATAAGATGCTCCACAGTCATTTTTTCTTTTCTTTTCTTGCAACAAAAACACTCACTTAAATAAAAGTTTTGCCATTCTTTTTTAGAAATGTAAAAAGATTTATTTCCTAAACAGTACGCTCTTCTAGCTGCGTGACGTTTTTGTATAGATTTGGAGTTTTTAGCATAATGACGCTTTTCCATTGCATTTAATCTAGGCCTGTTGTTTTTAGCCCAAATTCGCTGCCGTTTTCTGACTGCCTCAGGATTATTTAATCGTTCAAGTTTTTTAATTTGCAATAACTGATCTCTATTGGCATCATAATATCGCTTGTTATACGCTAGTTTTGTTTCACGATTCGCTTGATAATGAACACGCACTTGTTCAATGCGCATTTCGCGTTTAACTGCATAAAGATTTTTATGGTAATCAGAGTTACATTTTTTGCAGTCAGTTCTATAACTGTTTCCACGTTTTGGAAAATCACTTAGCGATTTGATTTGACTGCATTTAACGCAAGTCTTAGACTGTTCCATATCGGCTCCTGTTTAGTCGGTCATGCCCCTGGATGTTTCCGCATCGCAGGGGTTTTACATTTCAATCTTACTGCTTGGAATTCCAGTCGTCCTCATAAAGTTCCATGAATTGCATTTCAATCCAAAACAACACAGTAAACCAGAAACCACTCGTAAAAGCCGCTACAAGCCCTATGAGCCCGATTATGTACAAAATTATGTACTCCATTACCTGAGCACTTTCAGTTCAGTCTCAATCAACCTTGAGATAGTTTGAATGCCCATCTGTTGCAACTCCAAAGTTTTAAACTTCGACTTCACACGATTCAATTGAGCCTTAGCCAAATCAGCCTCCAACCGTGCCTCAGCAGCCTCCAACTTAGACGTAGCCGTACGCTCACCAGCCGTGCCCTCAGCCTTCAAAAAAGACAAAGCCAAAGACCGCTCATAAACATACTCAGCCTTAGCCAACTTAGACTCAGCGTCAAACAATGCCTGAGACCCCTTAGCCATCTCCGCCTGGATGTGACGCAGTTCCTGAATTGTGTCCGTAATAGTATTCGCCCCGTTCAAGACGACCCACCCTTTCCAAAATGTCCTCATGCAGACGGTCAGCCAAATTCAACTGGCCGTCCACAAACTGTTCGTGATAACACTCCCTCATCTCCACAATCGAAGACAAAAGAATGCGGTAATCAACTGGCGAGAGAAGCAATTTCCTTAATCTTCTCAATAATTGGTGCACTAACCTTCATGCGCACAGCATTCGAATACAGTTCACGCAAACCAGGCAAATCCTTCTTAGCTGCCAACTCCTCAGCCTCTACCAACCAAGGACGAGTAGGAGCTGCAGGTGTTACATCGCGCTCTACCTTAGCCATTTCCTCACGCGAGGTTCGCTTGTTGCCGGAATAACCTGCGTTAGCCAACGCTCTTCCGATCGCTGAAGTCTCTGCGTTTTCGAGCGCACTCGTCTTATTTGCCATCCCAGAGCCATCAATCTCAAAAGCAAAGCCAGTAGCCTTAGGAAGTTTGCGCTCCTGGTCAGCATCCGTGAGATAGACGATTGCTTTGACAACCCAAGTTGAGACGGTTCGGTCTGCGATTGAGGTGACGTTCTTTGTGATGATTCTGCCATCTGGATAATCCTTATAGAAACGAGCAATACGAGACTCGACAGTCTCATAATCATTGAGGTTAAAGTTAGCCATTATTTCTTCCCTTTCATAATCAAATACGGCACACCCATACGAGTAGCCTGCTTCGAAACAACCCTGACACCCTCAACGACACCATGCTTAGCATCGCCCAAAGCATCCAAAGTACGAGACTTCATCTCATTTAAATGAGCCTCAGCTTCTTTAAACTTATCGTAAGCCAAAGCCAAATACATACCAAGGTCGCCCAAATCTTCCTCAGCGTCCTCCATAGAATTATGCACCAGACGCATGGTTTCATAAGTTGAATCAGAACCATCCCAGTCAGGCATAACACCCTCATCCCAATACTTCACAAACCTGGTAACCTCTTGCACCATCGAATCAACCTCGAACTGATCCCACTCAATGTCAAACTCACGATAAGACGAGTTGTTCAACACAGCAATCTTGCCCTTACGCAAACCAAGAACATACATATACCAAAGCACCTGCTTGCGATACGAAATAGGAACCTCAGTCCACCAATTAGCTGCAAACTTAATCTCCAGAACGCCCACAGTGTCATCTTCACAGAAGTACAGTGCGTCAGGGTTAGCGTGAAAGCGCGGGTTTGCCAGTGAGGCGTATGTGCCTGTTGTGACCACCCGTAGTTCAGGGTGCTTCATCTCAAACATCTGACGAATAGGGTCTTCCAACAACGTACCCAACGTCATCGAATCATTCGGCTCCACATGGTCAGAAATAACACCACGCTTCTCAAACCACAAAGTAATAGGCGACTTCCAACCATTAACACCCAACACAGTGCCAACATCAGACCCACCAATAGCAGTAGCACGAGCCTCATGCCACTCAGTAGACCCATTCACAAACTCCCCAACGAACTCAGCGTCAGGTAACAACACAACCGTCATAATCTTCTTCCCTAGATTTGTGTAAGCCACAAAATGTGACTATGGTAGAGCCTATGCTGAACCTCGGACAAAATCAAGACAACGAACCACTCGACTATAACGAAATGGCCTCAGAAATAAACGAGATGCCATCAATGAGTGACCGTCGCACAGCCAGAGACCGAGCACAAGAACGCGCCTACATCGAATTAGTTAAAGCCATCGACAACAACGGTGGAGTCGAATGTGCAGAACTACCCGACATCTACTTCCCAAACGACTGGGAATTCGGCTCACAACGCGACACACGCCTCGCTAAAGCCATTTGTAAACGATGCCCAATCAGAATGCAATGCCTCGAATACGGGCTTCTAGCCGACGAACATGGCATCTGGGGAGGGTTACTCCCAGCAGAACGAGCAACGCTAAAGAAACTAGCGAAGACAGCGTTTAAGGCTTAAGAGCCTCGTCGTCATCATCACCGAAATCATCCCAGTCGAATGATTCCTGCTCGGCAATCTCCAGAGCATCCTTGATCTGCTCATTGTCCTCAGCCTGTTGAGCTACAACCGCGCGGAATGTCTTCTCGACATCTTCTAGAGTCCAGTGAGCCTTCCAAATCAGAATGACACCCAGGACAGTGACAATAGTTCCCAGCACAGTGCCCACAGCAAGCATACCGCCCCAGAACCAGCCAACAGGGGTTGTTGAGCCTACGCCAGCGCCAGTTAGGAAGAAGGCCATAAATACACCGAGGACTCGGATGGCGATTGACTGAGTAATCTTCTTCATGGCTTATTCCTTACAGGTGCAAGTTTTGCAGTGAGATGGTGAGGCAGGGGTGACAGTTGTTGCAACCGCTGGGGCAGGTGCTTTTTTTTCGGCAGCAATCATCTTGACCAGGAAGGTGTGAGCGTCATACACCTTGCCCGTAATGCCACCACCAGAAACAAGCGACAAACAAAAATGCAAGTGAGGGCCAGAAGAAGCAGAACCAGAAGAACCAGCAAAACCAACAGTCTCACCAGAAGCAACCTTGGTACCAACCTTCAAAGTTGACTGCTTCTCCATGTGACAATACAAGAAGAACCATTTACCAACCTTGAGTTCAACAACCCAACCCAAAACCTCAGACCACTTATTAAGGGTAATGACACCGTTACCGACAGCCACAAGAGGCGTACCCATACCAAACTTAAACACACGCTTACCAGCCTGGTTCAAGCCGTTATAGTCACAACCACGGTGAGGGCCAAGACCCATAGCTTTACGTTCCGCAGAATGCGTACCAAACGCATCAGCAACAACAGGGAATGGCAATCGCCAGTTATACGCAGACATCAGGCACCAATCATTTTTGTGATAACAGCACCCAAAGCACCAGAAATGCCCACAATGCCAACAATCATCCAACGAAACTGCTCAAGAGTACGAATACGCTTCTCATGATCAAGGACGTTACGTTCCGTCCAAGTAATGTGGTTAGGCAAACGCTCATTAAGAATAGTTACTTCTCTAATGAGTTCCTGAGCCCACACAGGTACTTGTTCATCAACCATTACGCAAATCCTTCATCGGTTGCGTAGGCCGTTATGAAACTAGTTTACTACGCGGTTAGCGCTTCAATCTGAGCCTCAGTTAGACCCAAAGCCACAAGGGCAGCGATGGCTTCAGCCTTAGCGGTTGCCTTAGCTTCTGCTTCAGCATCCTGGATAGCCTTAGCCTCAGCGAAAGCGATAGCGTCGGCTTCGCGCTGTGCAAGTTCCTCAGTGGTTAGAGGCACAACGGTCTGTTCGCCTGTTTCGCAGTTTACGACTAGCTTGGTGATTACTTCTGACATAATATTTTCCTATCTTATGAAACGGTTACGCCCGCTAGGGAGCCTTTTGTAATGCCGTAAAGAGTGGCAGATGAATATTGGGCATAAGTTGATGGAGCAACTAAGGTAATTTGTGTAATAGCTGCAGTAGATGACCACAAGCCAGCAGCTAGGCGAAGAAATGCAGTGGTGGCATTTGCTTCAGAAGCACCATCAATGCTTACAGATTTATTAGTATTTCCAGAATAGTTAGGGATGTAAATTTGATTATTGCTAAAAGTATTTGCAGTAGCACCAAATGCCTCGTTAATTGGAGCAATCTCCGTGCCTGTGTAATTTTCTACAGCCGCACCATTACCATCAAATCCTCGAAGGGTTTGATTGGTATTAACGCCATTAAATTTAAGTTTTTGCACCCAACTACTATCTGTTGATCCAGGTCGAGTTGAACAAACTAGAAGTAAATCAGTGTAAGTGCCTGGGATGCTTGTAAAGTCAATGGTTGATGCGCCACCTGCGCCAACCTCAACAGTTGCGATTTTAGTAATAGCCATTATGCGCTCACAATCGCATAGAGGCTGAAGGTAGACCCAGCAGCGAAAGTATTAGAACCTGCCTCAGTAGAGTCAAGAACAATGCTAGTGATTGCAGATGTTGAAGCCCAGCGGCCAGCCGAAGCATTGACTACAGTTCCAGCCAGCCCACTTCGCCACAACACCGACTTGTGCTTATCACTGGCTTGGTAGTCAAGGAAATCGATTGTTCCCAAAATTGCCTCGGTGTTGCTTTCAAAATAGTTGTTAGCCAAAACAAAGCGAGTGCTTGCAGAATAACTGGCTGATTGTGCCGATGAACCATCACCGAACATTTGAACAGCCGAGTAGTTAGAACCTGAATCGCCATTAACTCGAAAGTGAGTGTATCGCCCCGAGTTTGTGTGCTTGATAGAAACAACTAAGCGAAGATCGCGATAACCAGTCGTAGGGATTGATGAGAAAGTCACAGTCGATTGCGCTGAACCCAATGTCAGGTTAGCCAAAGCTACCATTGCATTTGCCATAAGTTAGCCTTCCTTTACTTTAGGCCGTAGAGAGAAAACCGCGAGCCAGTAACCATATTGCCAGAAATACAATATAAAGTGATGTCAGTAATTGCAGCCGTATTCAGCCACAAGCCTGAACCTAGTGAAACAAAATAGCCAGCAGCAGGTGTGCCATTGAAATTTCTTACAGTCGTGTATTTTGAAACATTAGCAAAATCTAAAACATCAACTACACCTGTGGAATATACAGATGCAGGTGATGTCGAAGCCGTCACATTGATTGCTCCAGCAAATGTCGCAGCGGTGTTGCTCCCAGAAAAGACTCCAGTACCCTCACCATATAAATAGTGTCGAGCATAATTCGCGCCTGAATCACCATTAAATCGGATACCGAAGCCATCACCATTAGCGCCACGGTCACTTCTGCCAGTAACTCGAATCTGCAAGTGCTTGTAAGCAGCCGCGCTAGTTCCCAAACCCGAGAAGGTAACAGAGGCAGCAGAAGATCCAAGAATGGTTGTGCTGATTAGTTCATAGGCTGATTCAGCCGCTCCACCACCAGCACCACTAGCAGCCCAAAAACCAAGAGGAATAAGACCCATTAGGCGCTAATTCCACCAATAACACGGTACGAGTTAGCCGCAACCTTCTCTACCGAAGCACCACCATACTGAGCAGTAATCTTAAAAGTAGTCGCAGTTCCAGCAGTACCAGCACCAGCCCAAGTAGTCACACCAGTACCAGCTGCAATCGACACAGTGCCCGACGAATCACGAATAATGTCAATACGCTGCCAAGTGTTCAAAATGTCAGGAATAGTAATCGTATAGGCCGCAGTGCCATTAGCAATGATTGTTGCACCCGCATCAGTAGCAGTCGCCGTATAAGCTGCAGAAACAGTCGTACCAGCAGGAACATCAACACCAACAGGTGCCCACGCCGAACCGTTATAGAACTCTAGAACCGTGCCATCAGTGCGGTACGAAACCATACCAGTAGAAACCGCAGTACCAATAACTGATGAACGAGCCGCAGCAGAAGCGAACACCATGACGCTCTGATCCATCAAGTAACCGTCAACGTCAGCTGCGGTGAGGATGTCACCTGCTGTGAAAACTTTTCTACCGAGTCCAGCCATAATAAATCCTTAACCTAGGGTTGATGTGTCTAGTCTACCAAACACTGTGTCATCCAAAACGAATGGGATAGTGTCCAAGGTAGAGAAACCAAAAGTGACTGCGTGACGAGTCAAATCCACACTGTCATTGATAGAAATAACTTCCGCATACTTTTCAATAGCGGGAGCAATCCCATTAGGGGTAAAAGTGATTTTACAGAACGAACCAATTTCAAGCCCGATAACCTGAGCAACCTCAGATGGGCTCAAAGTATCCAGGTTGACCGTAACAGCCTCAAAACGATACTCAGGATTGGCGTAATCCTTCACCAACTTCAACGCATGAGCGTCAACGTCAGCATCGTTATCCATCAACAAGTCTGTACGAGTAAACGCCTGAATACCGTACAACGCCTGACTATCCAAGTCATCAGCCACAGCCGTACCAACAGCATTAACCGACGAAACAACAATCTGGTTATACAACAACTCAGAACCATAAACAACCTGCATAGACGCATAGTCAATAGCTGAACCGTCATCGCTGAACGTTACAAGATTCGCACCATCAGGAACAACACCCAACGCATCCTTGAACGTAACATTACCGCTCTTGTCAATGAAGAAGTGACCCAACTCAGTCGCTTCAACAACCTGCAAATAATCTAAAACCTTAGAATCTGCAGCCCAAACATCAGCACCAAGCATGATAGTTCCAGCATCAACAGCACGGTTAGCTGCAGGCCATTGCACATCAGGTAAATCCAATACAGCATTAATACGGGCACCAGACAACTGAGCCGTAGCAGTACCGCCACTGAACGTCTGGTTAGCCAAACGGCTAAAACCATCAGACACCACAATGTTCGCATACGACTCACCATTGACAGAATAATCAAGGTTCCAGTCATCAATCAGGCCAGTGAACCTGCGCTGACCCTCAGTCGAAATACGAACCTCACGCTTAGGGATAATCTGCCCAGCAAACGGCGACAACTCATAAGTAGGGTCAAACGCACGGTCAAAATTAGTGAACGAAATAGACGCAATACCAGTATTGTAATTATCCAACTGTTGCGACTTACCACGACGAATCGTATAACGCTTCACACGATCAGTGACGTCAAAGAAAATCTTGCCACCCAAAGGATACTCAGTGTTATCCAAAACACCCTTAGTAGGGCTATCCAAGGTAAAGAATGGTGCAACAGTGGAAGTTAGTTCGAAACCAATTTCTACTTTTTCAACAAGCATTCCCAACCCCTTAAATGGCAACCATGCGAGTAGACAAACCCTGCTTAGTAGCAGTGTTCAACGCATCAATAACGATACCAGGCAATTCAGCCTTATTAGCAATCACACCAGCCTGAACATACACATTGTTTGTAGTTGACGCAATCGCATTACGGCCACCATAGTTACCACCACTAGCTGCACCATAATCAACAGTTGCACCAGTAGCCAAATAGTTAGCCAAATACTCGTTCTGAGAAGCAACATACTCAGCTGCAGTCATGTCAGGCTTACCAACGATTTGACCGACAACATTTCCAGTAGTACCAGGAATCGATGGGTACTTGATAGCATTTTGAAGCATCGCGTTAAACGCTGTGGCGAACGCTGAAGCCATAGACTCAGCCGCAGACACCAGAAGAGCATCCTGAGACTTCAAGCCCTCCAGCAAGCCCCCAACAATCTCCACACCATTGTTAAACATGACCGTAGCCGACGTTTCAGCAATGTCAGCACCAACAGCATCCAACTGACCGAACAGGCTGTTCAGTTCGCTTACAGTGCCCGCACCACCATCAATGATGGCCGCAGCAGTCGCACCACCAGCCTCAAGACCAGCGTCAACAATCTGCTTGTAAAGGTTCTTATCCAAACCAAGCGCACGCAACTGCTTAAGGTTCTTACCAAACTGTACAGTCTTCTCAAGAATTTCCTTGAACGAATCAACAAGGTTCTTACCCTCAACGATTTGCTCACGAGTCGAAGTGCGAGTAAGACGCACACCATCAACCATCGTCTGAATAGTCTCAGTGACAGTCGTAGTCTGCTTATCCAACATCGCAGTGATGTTCGCGTAAGCGGTAACAGCCGAACGAGTTTCCTTAATCAGCGCATCAGCAAGATCATACTTAGCCTTAAGGTCATCACGCTGTTTAGCCAACTGAGACAACACAGCCATCTCTTTGTCAGCATACTTCTGCAAAGTAGCCAAAGAATCAGAAGTAAGTTTGTCATCGTCAAAAGCCTCAAGAAGCGACTGCTTAATGTTGCCAAACGAATCAACCACAGCCGACTCAAAACGACCAACCTCACGCTCAATGAAAGCCAAAGGCTTCAACGTGCCAGTCAGACCATTAATGGCCGCCTTGAACTCGTTGATAGCGTCTATGCGAGCATTGAATGCGTCCTGCTCTTCTTTGTAAGCCGCCTTAGCGTCATCCTGAAGTTTTTTAGCCGCCTCAGCTGCAACCTCAGCCGCCTTAGTGACCTCAGCAATACCGCTCTTAGTCTTAGCAAACAAAGCCTGCACAGTAGCCACAGAAGCATAACCACCAGCAATGATTTGCTTGTAAACCTTCATCCAGCCTTCGCCAGAACCAATGATGCTCTCGATAAGACCTTCGCTTGCACCAAGCGACTTAAGTTTTAAAGTTGCACGTTGCTTGCGGTCTTCCTCAGCGAGAGACGCATAGAACTCTTTAACATAATCCGTAGCAATCTTGCCAGGATCAGGGTCAGGGCCAGGAGTCGCTGGCTCTTTGCTCTTAAAGTATGCTTGAGCCTGAGCGGTTAAACGAGCCGACTCTGCAGCACGAGAACGAGCCAAGTTTTGCTCACCAGATTTTGCCTCAAAACGATTCATGAAATCGTTGAACAAACCCAAACCAGGGATAATCCTGCCCAACATGACAGAAGCATCTTTGAGGAAGTCCATGAAGCCTGAACCAAAGTTGCTGTTAGTTACCTCAAAAATGTCATTGAAGAAACCAAAAACAATGTCAAGACCGCGCCCGACAGACTCAAGTTTTTCAGCAAGCATATCCAAAACGACAGCCAAACCAGTTGACAACATCGTAATCAGTGGTGCGACAGACTGCAACAACTTGCCAATGACACCAAGGATGTCACCAAGGATACGCAAAATAGGGGTCATTAAAGGCATCAAGCCAGTCATGATTTGACCAAGACCCTTAAAAATTTCCCCTAGTTTCGGGCCATTGTCCTCAACGATAGGGATAAGCAATTCACCCATACGAGCCAAGACAGGCAACAAACCTTCACCAAGTGATGATTGCAAATTCTGGAACGCCGCGCTAAGTCGAGCCTGCACACCATACAAAGTGCCAGACTGAGCTGCAAAAGCACCCTGAGCATCAGCAGAACGCAAATACAACTGTTCCAAACGAACCTGCTGTTGAGCATTCAACAAAGCCTGCCCAGTCAGGTTACCCATGCCCTTAGCTGCAAGCAACGAGTTAACTTCGTTCTGCTTAAGAGCAACACCAAACTTTTCAATCGGGTCATACTCACCACGGAACAACGCGGTCATAGCCGTAAGCGCTTCACTCACGTCATAACCATAAGTAGTCGCTAGGTCTTGAGCAAGCGTAGTCAACTTCATAGTTTCAGTGGAAGTATCCCCCATGCTGAAACCAGCCTGCTTAAGCACAGACCCAAGGAACGTAGCAGTACGAGCCGCATCACCCTGGCTGATACCCATAGAAGCAGCATCTTTAGTGAACTGCACCATCTTTGGAGATAGTTCACCAAAAACAGTATTTAAAGCAAAAAGGTTACGCTCAAGATCACGAGCAGAAGTAATCGAGTCAGAAACGAAATCAACAGCCGCTCCCATAGCCTTAACACCAACAGCCGCAGCAGCAGCTTGGATACCCATACGCTTAAGACTGTTACCAAGCGCACCAAGCGCACCAGTAGCAGCATTAATACCAGCCGCATTAAAGGTAGAGAGAATCGGTACAATAACTGCCATGACTACTACTTCCTACGCATTACAGCGTTAATTTTACGAGCCTCAGACTCAATAAACTTATTCATTTCAGCATTAACTTCTGGAATAGCCTTCCAAGCTGCAGGCCAAACAATACGCGATGGCGTATCGGCGCGTTGCAACTTCTTAGACTTACCAGCAGCTTTCAACAAGCCTCTGCCCTGACCATTAATCTTGTGGCGACGAAAACCCGTAGGCGACTTTGAATAAGGATACTCGCGTGTATCGCTACCATTGGCGTCACCAAGTTTATTAGCCAAATCCAACATAGACAGCGCAGGTGACCAAGCCCAAACAGACACAATCGAAGTACCCTTACGCTTATACGACCTAGTATTAATTTTCATAGTCGTTTTACGAGCAGAAACACCAGCACCCCAAGCCATACGACCAGGAATCACCTTAGGCTGCATACCGCGAATGTCAATCTTGTTAGGAATAGCCTTCTTAATAGCATTCTCAACAGGTTTACCGATTTCCTTGGCCTCACGCTTAAAACGTGACATCACCTTCGGCTCAACCTTACGCAACTCTTTAGCAAGGAAACGCCAATCAGTAATCTCAATCTCCATGCGAGAATTATTCTTCACTTGGATACTTGGCATAGTCGACCTTCCTTACTTCTACTATTCTACCCGCCAAAAGCAAAACCCCCTCCGGAGAGGGGGCTTCACTATTTATTGGCAGTCGTGTTCCGTGCAACCATCCAGCGGTGCATAGTCCACAACATACGATCATCCAACAGCATCAACTCACGCGGAGAAATGCCAGTTTCGCAAGCTAGGCCCGCGATAAACCAATGTGTCGAAGATTCGCCTAAGCCACGGATTTTGGGTCTAGGTCACTAGCCCCAATGTTTGCAACGGTTTCAACCCAAGGGTCAAACTCCAGAGCAGTCGCCTTACGACGAAACTCTGAATGCCAAGCCAAGAACAACAGGTAAGTCAACTTCATGTCGTTACCAAAGTTGGTAACAGAAGTTTCAAACTTGTTTTCGAAAGCCACTAGGTCACTTGCAGAACAAGTAATTTCTTTTGGCTCTTTGATACCTTCAAATTCAACGCGTAGATTGATTTTCAATGTGTGTCCTTAGATTAAGCGGTAGCCTTCGAGATTGCTCCCGAGGTAGGCCAAGTAACTGAAACGGTCGAAAGGTCGCCGACAGCGCCTGCCACGGGGTTCCAACCGTTAACAAGAACGGTCGCAGTGTAAGCAGGTGTGGTTGACGAAGCTGCGGTACCGTTACCAGCAATGATAACAGCGGTCGCAATCGAACCGATTAGTGGGAAGATGGTTGCATCAACCGAAGCTGCTGCATAGTCCTGGTGGAAGTCGATAGAAACAGAACCCGACTTGAGGCCGCCAACTAGCTCGGTGTAACCACCAGAAGCGAAGTCAGTTGCATCAACGTCAGCGACGTTCATAGCGATTTCAGCACGAGCGACTGAAGATGATAGGTCAACACCGTTAATGGTGACCTTGTTTCCTGTGACAACATACTTTGCCATATTGTTCTCCTAGCTTGCGTACACCACTACAGAGAATTCTGCAGCGAGGTATTGGTTTTCATTTACAGAGATTGAGCCATACGAACTAATCTCAGTCACTCGGCAGTCATTTGCATAACCACTGAGAGTCCTATCCAATTCTATCGCCTGTTTAACAGAGTAGTCGCCTGAGCCTGCACAGTACGCATCTAGAGCGTTTTGTCCTGAGCGTTCGTCCATGCGTTGCACAATAACAGTGACGGTGAATCGGAACTGATCAAGTCCACGGTTCATAGCAATGTCGAAAGTGACAGGGGTTCCGTCTGGTTCAACAATGGCAATAGGTGGATTGATTAAGTCTGGTGCATAGTATGAGGTGCGTAGACCAGGGATGCGGGCAAGGTTAGTTGCGATACCGCTACGGAGTTCGGTAATGCTTGCCATTATGCGAAGTTTCTCATCGAACGGTACGAGTCAAGCAACTGTGCCACGTCAGGGTCGATACGGCTAGAGACACGCATGACACCCATGTCGCCAAAACCTGCAACACCTAGAGGTGAATCGTTGCGCTTGAAGATACGAGCTGCTTGAAGGATACAAGCCTGCTTGACGTTTGCAGGAACTGAAGGCCAACCCCACACGCCTGTGACGCGCACAAGGGTCAAGTTCTGCCAGTACGGGAAGTAGAAGCGACTAACGGCTTTAATGCCCGTGTAAGGCGTGGTAAGCCCGTTTACGCGACCATTAACAGGAGTCAACTGGTATTCACTAGCCGACCAAACAGTATCGAACACCATGTCAGCCTGCGTTGACGTAGCCAACTCAGAAATTGACTGCAAATCATCAATCACAACGTTGTAGTTGTCATCCGCTTCGAAATAGCGAACAGCAGTGCCACCGTTGTGAAAATCACGGTTAGTGTAAGCGTTAATGAAGTCACTAGCAGAGTTAATAGCGTTCTCCAGCATCGTGTCATCGATTGAATCAATGATGTGAAGTGCGCTTTTTAGTTCTGCAAGAGTGCAATAGCCATTAGTTGCCATTTGAGGCCTTTCGGAAGTCTACTTAACTATTCTACCGCTTAGAGAGTCGAGCCTTAATGTCAGTGGTGCTAATGCCTTCAGTGTAAGGAATGTAAGCGAGGGTGATTCCTCTGCTGTCTAACCAATCCTGGTCAAACCCCATCTGGCTGTAATAGTCGCGTCTAGCCCAGTCCGAACCAATAATAATCATGTCAGGATCAACGCAAATAATAGATGTTTTACTATCCGCACCGTGATAATTAGGCAATACATCGTGAACCCATTTGCAAGATAAAAGAACATTTTTACGCTCATCAAAAGTCATTACAGGGGCTGTGCCTTTGTACTTTTTTATGAATTCGTCAGTATTTAGCGATACATAAACATTACCAAAGCGAGCACATTGCTCTAGGAACTTTACATGGCCTGCATGAAACAAGTCAAAAGTGCCTCCTGTATAAACTTTCAATCCCATCGGTTTGCCCTTCTAGTCTTCAACGACCACTCACCCTGAGTGTAATCACCGTCATGCTCTTTTTGAATAAATAAATTTTGGTTAGCACCAAAGCTGCGGGAATTAGCAACCTGGTAACCACTATTCAATGTACTAGAGTTCTCATGATGAACTACGGCCTCAATAGTCTTGATAGGCACACCGTGATGGCGTACACGACGCTCAAGGTCGTTGTCGTCAAAGTACAGCGGGTAAAAACGTTCGTCATACAAACCCACCTTGTCAATCATGCCTTCGCCAAAAACAACCGCTGACCAAGGAGGAGTGATTGCCAAAAAATTCAACGCCTCGGTGTCCACCTCGCTGGCAATCTTCTCTAGCGAGCCAGCCTCAAACCAGGCATCGTCATTCACCAAAACCCAATACGGGGCATAAGGTGTTGACTTTACAATAAGGTTCCAAGCGCCCACAAGACCCAAGCCAAAGGGCACACGAATAACCCAAAGGTTAGCCACCAAGTCAGGCTTGACCGGATTCCACCCTTGGGAGCCAGAGTTATCAACAATAACCAAATGCTCCACAGGGAAATCAATAGTACGAAGTAATCGTTCAGCAAGGTCAAACCTCTTTAAAGTAGCAAAGCCAAGGACAGGAATCATTTGAAGAATTTCTTCAATCTCACTTTAATAATTTCTTCAACACAGGAACCCAATACTTCTCCCAAACAGTCTCAACATCAAACTGTTTAGCAAAATCAATAGCAACCTGAGAACGACCACGACCAGCCTCATACGCCAACTCCAACGCAGACACAATCGAAGGAATCAACGGAACCTGCCAAAACGCTTCCTGCGACGGATCCCACATCGGCTGACCCTCAACCAACCAACCATCCTCAGCAACCAAATCCTTAGGAGCAGTCCAAGACGAAGCAATCACACGAGTACCACACGCCTGAGCCTCCACAATCGGAATCTCAAACCCGCCACCAAACGAAGGAGCCAACAACACATCCATACCAGTGAATAGAGCTGCAACTTCCTCAGCAGGCATACCAAACTTATAATCCACAAACGGAGGGAACAACACAGCCTCTTTAGGGATGCCCATAGCCGCCAACATAGGCAACAAATTCCAACCACCAGCAGTACCCAACGGGTCAGTGTGTAAGTACAGCACAGAGTTAGGGTGCTTCTGACGGAAAATGCTAAACGCTAAAAGATTCTCAGAAAATGCTTTACGGTGCAGAAGCCCAGAAGCCTTATTGGCCGCTACCGAACCAACAACAAACGTATCCTCACTGACACCCATAAACTCACGAACATTCTGCCCCTGCATCTCCCACGTCGGCTTCATAACCTTCGTATCAATAGCATGAGGCACATACTCACACTCAATGCCCTTAGCCTTCATCTGCTCAACACCAAACGGCGACATAGCAATCGGGGTCACATTAGGCTTCCGCAACCACGCCTCAACCTTAGGAGGCAACGTCGTGTGATCAAGAGGAACCCAAGAAGCAATGTTCAACTTATCCCAAGCCGCACCCTTCAGCACCCACACGTCGTACAAAGTGATAAGAACATCTTTAAGACCCTTGTTCTGAGCCTTCCAATGCGAGTGCTGCATAGGAGCAACATCGTTCGAATACGCATCCATGCCACGAGGGTAATGAGGAATAACACCATGACCTGTGTCATAAGTAGAAATGTTGCCCTCGACACCATAGTTGGACAGAGCCGCAACCTTTGCACCATCACGCTGTAAACGGTCAACAAGCAACTTGGCTTGCATACCGTACCCAGTAGGTTGACCAGGCGAATTAGACCAGACAGAAACAGTGCCCTTGATTTTTCCCATAATAATCCTTCGTAGTAGGTATACTCATACTATAAGAAAAACCCCAGCGTTGCGACAACAACCTGGGGCATGACCAAACTAGGAAAGTAGTTCAGTATGTCCAATACTAAACGGTGTTCCCGTTGCCAGCAAATTCTGCCTCACGACGTATTCAATAAAAAAGCGTCCACCCCGTCAGGACTAAACTCATCTTGTCGTACTTGCGCTAATCAGATGAAACGCACTCTGACACCTAAGCAAAGAGCGCGGAAGAACTATTTAAAACGAGCATGGGACGCGGCTAACCCTGACAAAGTAAAAGCCATGAACGCTAAAGCCTACGAAGCAAACCCCGAATTGTTTATCAACAATGCTTATCTGCGATACGCGCGTATAAAAAACAATGACCGCAGATTAGTGACAAAACAAGACATTGCAAAAATTTATTTGCAACCTTGCATCTATTGTTCGTCAACAAAACAAATCGAATTGGACCACATAATCCCCATTGCCCGTGGTGGCCGTCACGCTATAGGCAACATAGCGCCTGCCTGTCGTTCATGCAACCGCAATAAATCTGATTTATTAGTTATGGAATGGCGCAAGAAAAGGGAAACCCCCTAGAGCCTACGCACTCTAGAGGGTTTCCGGTCTTGAAAAGACGGGGCGAGGGTTTAGCTCGCGCCACCTTTGAAGTACTGAATGTGTGAAGCGTGGGTTAGTCCACCATCAACACGAATCAGACCACGGTAAGTGGTGACATCGTTAGCGAACGCATAGTCGCCTGAAACGTCAACACGGATACCGCCAGCAACACGAGCCTTGAACGAGTCAAGAGCACCGAATAGAACTGACTTAGCACCAGTAGCAACAGCAGCCACGCCTGGGTTCTCGTAAACCGAGTAACCAAGAAGGGTTGCAGCCTGACCAGGAACAGCAGAGTCAGTCCAGATGTATGAACCGTTGCCATCCTTGAGCTTACGAGCGGTCGCTAGACCAGTCTTGCTCATCTGGAAACCAGTCGAAGGAAGCATACGAGCTGCGCCGTCGATTGCGTAAACAAGGTCAACTAGGTTCTCGTAGGTGAACGCACCAGCGACACCAGTTCCACCAGTTACTGCTGAACCAGCAGCAGTAGCCAACTTGGTGGTTAGAACTGAGTTGGTCTGGATACCGATAGCCTTACCGAGTTCCTGAGCAATGTAACCAGTGATGTCGAAGCCTGCATCTGCAACAAGTTCTGAAGCGATTGATACAAGCGCACCGTACTTCTCAGCACCAAGGGTGATTGATGAGAAGGTTGGGTTCGACTCTGAGATTGCTGAACCAGCAGCTACTGAACCAGCAGATGATAGAGCAGTAACGGTTGGGATAACTAGGTTCTCACCTGAGGTGGTGTTGAAGACCTCTGAGGTGGTTAGCATAGGGCCAACCATCTGAGCAACTTCAAACACGCGTGAGTAGAACGACTGACCAACAGTGTTCGAAGACGGTACAAGAGCTGCACGGCTTTCGAACTCGTGTCCACGAACCTCGCCACGAGCAATAGCGCGTAGAAGATCTGCATCGTTAGCCGAAGCCTTCTCTGGCATGATGAACTGTGAAGCTGCCTCTGAAGCGCGAGCCTCACGGTCGGCAACCTTGGTAGCGGTGGTGATAGCAGCGTCGCGGGCTTCGATGTCGGCCTCTAGACGAGCAATCTTCTGAGTGTCCTCAGCAGTTAGTCCACGCTTCTCTGATTCTGCAATGTCAATGACTTCGCGCATCTGAGCAACAAGGTTGCTGCGAACCTCAGCCTGAGTTTTAATGAACTCTGACATGATTCTCCTTAATAGAAATGAATTATTAACCTGCCGCGCAAACGCAGAACAGAACCTGACCGAGCAAACTCAGAGCCATTACTAACAAGTTTAGTGGACGCTTGCACACGCGTAAAAAAGAACCCCCGCCGGAAAAGGGATAACCGACGGGGGAAAGAAACGCTATGGGAAGTTAGCGGGTTTCTTTTGCTTCTACGACTCGCGCTTCTTTGGGCGAGGTAGAAGACTTCTCAACGGACTTTACCAAGTCCTTTAGTAGTTCTGCAATCACACCAGAATCAGGGTTGCCAGCAAAGTCTGCCACAACCTTTACTGCAATGTCAATTTCTTCTTTGGTAGCCATTAGTTGCCCATCTCTGCTAGTGCCAATTTTGCTTTGTAAAGGGCAGTAATGTCACCCTCAGTTTCCTCAACTTCAGGAGTGTCCTCAGTTTTGGAAAGTTTGTTTACAATCTCGGTAAGAAGTGAAGCGTCTTCTGCTCCTAGTTCCTCACCTGATTCTAGTTTAGCCATTGCGTTAGCCAACTGATCCGCGTCAATGTCACGAACTTCTGCACGAACAGATACAGTGCCTGAAGTTTGTTCGTACGCAGGCGTGGAAACCAAACTTACTTCGCTGAGAGAAACGTCTTCTAGGTAGCGAGTATTCCCGTCTTGTGACCAGGAGTCCTTACGGACTGAAAATCCAAACGACATGGCATCGATTGTGCCAATTTTCACCAAATGGGCTATATCGCGCCCGAGGGTTGTGTCAGGCAAGGTTGCAGTAACCTTTAGCCCGCGAGCATCTTCAACAAGCTGCAACGATCCGTTACGAGTTGAAGCAAGCGGGTTAGAGGTGTCGTGGTTCCACAACAGCATCATACGGTTGCGTGACTGAAGCGAACGCTTGAAAGCGCCAGGCTTAACGATTTCAGTGAACGGCAATGGAAGAGACGGCTCGTTGAATACGGACGCGTAACCTGTGAAGGTCATGCCGTCACCCTCAGCGCGAAGTTCAACATGGTTAGCACGAGTTTCAATGCCACCAAGCGAACGCCCCTCAGTGCCCTCAAGACGTGACTTAATCTTCCAAGCGGCTGTAACCCACTTGTCGCGGGCTTCGTCCAATACTGGCTCAGTCATAGATTCACTTTCGTTCTTTACATCAATCCTAGCAATCAATGCTTTAGCACGGTCAAGCATCGTCGGAGCAGGCTCTGCAGGCGCTTCTTCAGGTTCAAATTCTTCAGCAACCATCTCAGGGCGACTGATTTTTTCCAACTTGAGAACGTTCATAATCATGTACTTGTCAGTAGCCATGAAAATGCCATCTTCTTCGTCGTAAATGCGTAAAACGGCCATTTGACCTTCGACCATTTCAACCTCAGCGACAATCTCTGGGTCAAAAATGTTCCAAGTGACATAATCGCCTGGTTGTAGTGAATCTACCGCAGCTCGTTCACCCTCAAACGGTTCTTCATCATTGATGCTGATAGCAACAGCCTGCTTGATAGCAGAAGCCTTAGTGGTGTGGCAACCGTAGTATCCGTCACCACCGTCAACGACGGCCCAACCTGAACATTCCGCATTATCTTTTGTAATAAAGTAAGGCATTACTCAATCCTCATAACTGCAAGTTTGTTGCTATTCATCTTTGAACTGGCATTAATAGTAGCCAGCGGGGGTAGTTCCATTTGTAACTCATGACCTGCTTTGAGAACATAAGAGTTACCTTGAGTTCCTAGCCAGATTTCGTTGTAACCGTTGTAGTGTTCCGAGAAACCTAGTTGGAAATGCACATTGGTTGTTTGTGCGCCTCGGTTGGTGAACTTGAACCCATACTCGGTATTTGCCTCAAGAGTGTGGATTTTAGTCGATGACATATTTCCAGCAGCTTGGTTTGAAGCTGGCAAGAACTCGGTTGAGATGGTTGTTCCGCCAGTGATTGAGGTTGCCGCCTTTAGCACCGCTTGATGGGTGTCAGCATAGTTGCGATTTAGGTTGTAGGCAGGAATGGCAGAGCCAGTGGTGACAATGGTCGCGCCTTCAATAAGTTCAGCATAAACCGCTGAAGTGTCAGTAACCATCGAATAGAAGTCGAATTGTGCGCCTGTTAACCCTGTCAGCATAGAAAAGTTTACAGATGCGCCAGAAGTAATTGAGAACTGAGCATTGACTAGGTAAATGTAACCATCGCGTGCGTATTCCAAAACAACTTCTGGTTGCAGATTATGTAAAACATACTTGGCGTAATCGTTTGTAGGAGCAACAACCGTTTGTGTTGCTGTGCCTACTGAATAAATTGCCTGCGATAACGACATGGTTTTATCCTAGCCTTGCTAGAACTGTAACCGTGCCACCTAAAGCCACCGCTGTGCCATTAATGGTGATGCTCTGCAACGTCGACCACTGAGTGTTGTAATCAGTGCCATCAACTTTAGTTAGAACCTGTCCGGCAGTTCCGCCAACAACTACACCAGCGCCTGTCGCACCAGTCGCTCCGGTAGCACCCGTAGCACCAGTGTCACCTTGGATACCTTGGATTCCTTGCGGGCCAGTAGCACCAGTTTCACCCTGGATGCCCTGGATTCCCTGCTCACCTTGGATTCCCTGAATTCCCTGGTCGCCAGTGTCACCCTTGTCACCCTTAAGACCCTGAATACCCTGTGATCCTGTGGCTCCAGTCGCGCCAGTAGCACCAGTCAGACCAGTGTCGCCCTTAACGCCCTGCTCACCACGCTGACCTTCAATACCCTGAATACCCTGAATACCTTGAGGGCCAGTAGCACCAGTTGCGCCTTGAATAGCCAAAGGAAACCAGTGAGTAGCGTCAAGTGCAGGCGCTTCGCCCTGAGTTGGGTCACCAGAAGCAAACCATGAAGAATTGTTGTAATAAACAGCGTCATTATTTACATAATCGATGTCTACCGACCAAGTACCACGCCATTCGATACCAGTAGCACCCGTAGCACCGATAGGGCCAGTTTCACCCTGTGCGCCAGTCGCACCAGTATCGCCTTTGTCGCCCTTAGCACCAGTAGCACCCGTTGCACCCTGTGCACCAGTAGCACCAGTGGCTCCCGTAGCTCCCGTAACACCTTGAATGCCCTGAGCGCCCTGAATGCCCTGCAAACCGCGAGGCAAAACGAAATCAATCGTCTGAGAAGGAGCGTTGCCCGTAATAGTTACGGTCGCAATGTCATCAGAAGACTTAGTGACAGTGCCAACAGCCAAAGTATTAGCAGGGCCAGCATCACCCTTGATACCCTGAGGGCCAGAAGACCCCGTAGTGATAGTTACAGGGGTCTCAGTAATCGCTACCGCTACATCCTGCTCAGAAACAGTGACCGTAGTAGTAGATTCAACAATAGAAACTACAACATCGCTCATCGAGTCACATTACCTGTCACGTTAAAAGAACCTTCAAGCAAACGAGTCACAGTGCTACCCGAGTTAAGTTCAAGGTCATACGAATAAGAACCCGAAGCAATAGCAGCTGAGGCTGTGGCGGCCACCACAACACCAATAGTTCCAGCAGTACCACCCAAAGTGATACCCGCACCGTTAGTCAGGCTAATAAGGGCCGTAGCAGCGCCCGCAGACTCACGAACCTGCATAGCCGCAGTGTAACCAGTCAAATCAAGGGCAGTGCCACCAATAGAAATGTTAAAAGTTCTATCCCAAGTCGCGCCCTGTGGACAAGTGATGTTATAAGTGCCTGGGTTAATCATTTAGACTCCGTAAACGCTCTCTGGATCTTCAGGGTTAATCTGTGCAACAGACTGCAACTGGTTAGTAGGAACACCAGTGTGGGCGATAGGAGCCATACCGAACGCTGCAAGAGTCTCATTAGGGTCAAAACCAGCGTCAATCAACTTCTTAATCATGCCAACCTTGCCTTCTTCCTCAGGAAGTGACGCAGCTGACAGGTTTACGTTGGCTAGTGGCACACGGTAAACGTCTCCACCATCAACAGGACGCAGGTCTTCGAGTCTACGGATGTCGTTTAGGCTCATGAAACCAGCCTGAGAGGCAACCGAGTAGCCCTGAATGCGGGTTTGGAAGTCTCCACGGAGCAAACCATCAACATTGAACTTCAAGAACGCATTGTTTGGAAGCAACTGGCTGAAAGACCACTCAAGTTTTTCAATGTACGGACGCAAAGTGTGAACAACAAACTGAATAGCGTTCTGTTCCACCGAAGCATACGACTGAGTACCAGGAATACCCATCATTGACAGTGGAATGTTGAACAAACGAGCAACTTCTTCAACCGCAAAGCGACGAGACTCAAGGAACTGTGCCGAATCGTTGTCAACAGAGGTTGACTTGTAGGTTGCCCCACCCGAAAGAACACCAGTCTTGTGCGAGTTCTTCAAACCCTTGTGGCGACTGTCGAAACCATTAGCAAGAGTAGTTGCCTGCTCCTTGGTCAAGATAGGGCCAGGGAACTCAATGACGCCCTGAGTGGTAGCGCCCTGACCGAAGAAGCGAGCTGCATACTGCTGAAGTGCTGAAGCGACACCCAAAGCGTCAGATAGGCGGCTGACACGGCTGATTCCCTTAAGAGCGCCTGGCTCTAGTACGTCAGTAATGTGGATAATCTCGCGTGCGGTAAGAGCTTTGTCTTCGCCAGCGTAAGTAAAAATCTTACGACCCTGACCGTTACGGCTAACAGTGACTTGTTCAGGGTCAAGAACGATAAGGTTGACGATTTCGCCTTGGCGGTCACGGAAGATACGCGTGTAAGCGTTGCCTGAAACCATTAGCGAAACAAGGTTTTGTTGCCAGAAGGCTTGACGGGTGTTGTCTACGTCTGGCTGATCAACCCAAGTTGGGCGAGGACGGTAAGGGCGACGAGTGCCATCGGTGCGAACGAAAGTGTCCACTGGCAGAGTAGAAATGGTGTCAGAGATTAGGCTGACGGCTGAGAAGAACGCAACAACCTCAAACGCGCTCTGAGCGTTAATAGCCACACCAGCGTTGTTCTCAAGGCTTGACTCTGCACCAGAACCCCAAACCGTCTGATAACTAATCGCACGGTTTTCAGTCAAACGACCCAACATTACTTACGCTCCAAGGCTAGACCAAACAAAACAATCCCTACGCCAGCGACAATAACGCCCGCAGGTGGAAACCAAAGGCCAACACCGAGAGAAACGACGGCTATACCAACCGCCTGTAACACAGTAGCCAACATAAAACCACCCTTACATAAAGAACTCAGGAATAACCTGTATTTCCATTCTACCTGCCGTTGCTCTATCGACCGCAATGACCGCCGCAACAGCTGCGTCAATACGGCGGGCACTAGCACGGTTTTCCTTGACAATACGCACACCAATGTTGTCAGTCTTAGTCACAGCGTTAGACAAATGGCGAGCCAGCAACGGGTCACCGTTATGAGTCACACGTTTCTCAGTCACATAGTCGAAGAACTTGGCACAGCCCACAACCATGCGTCGGGCACTTGTAGACGGGTACTCAACAATCGGTACACCTTGGTCAGCTAGAACCTCCATGGAGCGTTGCCAACGGAACGGGTCACAGGCAACTTCACGCACGCGCGGGTAATCACGGCAGAAGTTCAAAATTTCCTCTTCAACCTCAGCAATGTTCACACGCCAAGAGTCATCGTGGATGTTCTCATCCTTTTCCCATGCTTTTACAAGGAATACATGAGGAACCTCGTCCTCGCCCTTAGGCACAGTAGAACCAACGATTACCGTGGTGTCACCAGAGAACGAACCGTCGAAACCCAACACAATCTCATCGTCAGGGCTAATCTCACGCGGGTCAGCGCAAGCATCCCAAGTGCCAGTAGGCAACCACGAAATCTGCGACGACACCCATTGATTAAGGCGCTTAGTACGAAACTCAGCCTCAGGAGTACGCTTAACCGCCGAAGCAAAGTCCTCAGCCGAAACAATGTCACCATAACCAGGATTAGCAATCTCCCAAGCTGCAGGGTCACGGTGATCCATCTCCTCAGGAGCCTCCCACCAAGCCATGAAGAAGTTAGGGTCTTCTACTTCGCCCGAAGCCACACGTTTGCCATAGTTGTACAGCGAATAGCAGGTAGAGTCTTGGCCTGTCGAGTCTGACTTCACACCAGCGGTAGTAATTGCCACCAACTGACCGATTTTGCCACGGTTACCCATAGCGAGCGAAAACACGTCAAAGATTTCACGGTTCTTGTGAGCGTGAAGCTCGTCCATGATGACGCGAGACGGGTTCAAACCTTCCTTGGAATACGCTTCCGCAGACACAACCTTGAACACAGAGTTAGTGCTAGGCACAAAGATAGAGTCCTTGTACACGGTAACCATGTCGGCAAGTTCCGAATCCTCAACCATACGCTTCGCTTCACCAAACACGATGCGAGCCTGTTCCTTTTCCGCAGCTACCGCAATAACCTCACCACCGTTAATTCCCTCAGCAATTAGGGAATAAAGTCCAATAGCCGCAGACGAGAGCGCACTCTTCCCATTCTTACGAGGCATACCGATAAGCGCAGTCTGAAACAACAACCCACCATTAGCGTCACGAGCATACAAACGCTTCAGAAGTTCTTGTTGCCAATCACGCAACCTAAGAGCCTCACCCGCAGCACCAGCAATACCGTCTTTACCAATAGAGCCAAAGGTTTCAGCGAACTCAATAGCAAACTCGCCATCACCCTGCAAAATGCCCAACTCAGGCACAGGAGTCAAATGAGCAGGAGGCCAATTAGCCATTAGCCTTAGCAGCCTTCTTCGCCATTAACTCTTCCAACTTGCTCTTAGTCTTTGCAGACACCAACCCCAAACGAGTACGGTCAGCAGGAGAAAAGCCCAACAACCCCAAGTTAGAGCGCATCTCCTTCTCCAACTCATGCAACCCCATAGTAATCACACGGTCAGCAGGATTCACCCACCACAACTCCTGCAACTTAGCCCGACGATCCATCTGCTCACACACCAGCTGCACCAACGCAGTATCAGTCTTAATGCTGATCCACATCTCACCAGCACCAAAGATGCTATCCCAAAACTGTTTGCCAACATCACCCAACGGACGCAAAGGCTCCACATAGCCATACTCCAACGGAGCAATAGCATCATTCGTTCGCACCGAACGCTTACCAGGATTACCTTGCAAAATCTTTAGTTCAGCAGGTTTAGGAGGATTAGCCAT